GAAAGATATATGTTTAGTTCTTTGTCGAGGATCACTTCCTTGCAAAGATTTAACACAATACTTCCATCCAGATGTAGTCCCTGTTCTCGATCAAAATGTTCCAATTGACGTTATGGAGGTCGATAATCGATCAAACATAACCAGATCAGAACACTTTGCTAACTTAGCTTACACTTCCTACACCAAACCCGATGGGGTGGTAGTTCCTAAACATTTGGCGTATGCTTACCCCGGTGAGCACGCGTCAAAGAAAGGGAAGTGTGGAGCCCTTGCAGTTGCCAGATTGCAAGGAAAGTTGTCACTTCTGGGAGTGCACATTTCAGGATCACCGAAAGAAAAGATTGGATTTATTGAATATATTAGTCGTAGTGATATCGAATCTATGTTTACTAAATTCGAGTTTGTCGCTCCTAGTATGCCAGATAAACCGACTTTCTCGGTACCTGAAGTCCTTACCCTTACGGATATCCCAGAGAAACATGTCATGTATAAATTCTTAGCACCAGAGTGTGGTTTTGGAGTTTTAGGCATGTTTACGAATAGTAAAGGAAAACAGTATAGGTCTGGTAAAGCGAAATCTAATGTTGTTGCTATTCCAGGCTTTGTCGATACTTACGACCCTAAGCGCATTTATGGTCCGCCAAAATTTGGTGGCTTTATGCACGAGGGGAATTGGGTGTCGAATACTGAGGAGAAACTTAAGATTTATGTAGAACATGACTTTTCTACTGATCCAAATCTAACCGATTTGGCAGGAGAAATCATGGTGGCTCGAGCTTTGAAAGAAGTCCCTTCTTTGCAAGATGCTAAGCCCCTTACTTTAGTAGAAACTATCAATGGAGTGACTGCTACAGAAATTAAGAGGATCAAGGACACTACTTCCGCTGGTTGTTTTCTTCCAGGGAACAAAGAGCGATATAATGAGGTTATATCCTTAGCAGATCCTACCAAAGTTTCCCCAAATTCTGTTATCATAGATAATCTCTGTGCTATACATGATACTTATGATAGGAATGAATCAGCCAATTTCACCTTCGGTTGGTCTGAGAAAGATGAGCCTATTAAACAGGAAAAGACTTTGAAAGGAGGAACTAGAATTTTCAATCCTAGTCCTTATTCACTCTTACTTTTAATGAGGCAATATTTCTCACCTATTGTTAGTAGATTGCAAGCTGACAAGTGGACTTTTGCTCATAAGGTTGGTGTAAATTGCGTCTCAAGAGATTGGGACAAAATTGCACGCTACTTAGTAGATCCCTCTGAAGGGTTTCACGATGGTAGATTAGAACCTACTGATCAAAAGACATTTGATCCAAGAGTCGAACTATACGCAGC